GCCGAGCCTCTGGGATGCACAAGATGGTGCAAGCAAGTTCCCGACAAATGGCACAAGGATTTCAAGAGCATAGACGGAACACACGAATATCTCAATAGCATCCAAGGCGGGAATGTTATTGTTCACAGCCAAGGCAAGGCATTTAGTGGTAAGCTAGAGATGATTCAGCAAGCCTTGTTCGGAGTAGATGATGGCGTGGTGATGGAAATAGACTCTGACGAGATGTGGAGGGCAAACCAGATCGAGGGGATTTATGAGTGCCTCAAGGGAGCAGAGGATGGGGCAACGATGCAGTTCCATTGTAATTTTTTTGTAGGGGAAAATAAGCGAGTAGTCACCAGAGAAGGCTATGGCTCAAACTGGTATGAGTGGATGAGGGCTTGGAAGTGGGGCAAGAATGTGTGCTTCACCAGTCACGAACCCCCCCGCCTAAATATACAATCTCGCCTAGTCCCAAGGGGAGTGACGGAAACTTGGGGGCTGGTATTCGACCACTATGCCTACGCAATCCAGAAACAAGTTGAGTTCAAGGAGGATTTTTATGGATACAAGGGATTGGTGGATGGCTGGAAAGAATTGCAAAAGACAACTGGCCCGGTTCGATTGAGCCAATACTTCCCCCACCTAAACGATAAGAGCGTAGCCGATGACTGCTAAAACGATCAAATATTCACAGAGGCTAGGGGACATTATTCGTTGCCTCCCTGCCTGCAAATATCTAGCCGACCAAGGCCACGAGGTGTTCGTAGATTGCTTACCCCAATACCACGGAGTGTTTGATTTGGTGCATTATGTGACAGATGGGAGCAAAGGAGATGTTTTAGACCTAGAGATATGGCCGAACAAATACCAAGAATATCGTTTCTCGGGCAAGACTTGGACAGAATTTGTCTATGCCCACCCCGAGATTAACAAGGCAGACCCCAAGGACATTTTATTCGATAAGCTAGACGATACCTCAGCCAAAGGACTGCCCAAAACCTATAACCTTGTTGCTCCTTTCGGAATAAGCCAAGGCCACAGGAGAGACCCCCTACAGATTATTGTTGAGGCTAGGAAAAAGTGTGGGGCTGATAATTTCTTTGTATTATGCCAAGAAGGCACAGAGATTAAGGGATTGCAGACTTACACAGCCCCAAGCATTCCAGAGTTAGCTAGGGCAATCCGAGGGGCAACCGAGTTCTATTGCATCAATTCTGCCCCATTCGTAATAGCCAACGCAGTCCGTAGAGAAAAGCGTGTGGTTTTTTACGGACAGGAGATTGAGCCTTATACCAAAGACAACTTTGATATTTGGGATAGTGTAGAACTTGGATGATTGACAAGGTGACAAGGTTTCTTGGGTATGGCAGGGGCAATCTCAACATCGTTCTTCACCGCCGATTTACGGCAAATGATAGGCGACCTATTCACAGTCGTGACAGGTCTAGGCTCAACTTCGGTCTCTGCCGCAATAACCGACCTAACCTTTGCCACGGACTTGGAGGTAGGGGGTGAGGTTATTCGAGTATCTCAAAGCCTTGTGGTGGACGCTACGGCTGTATCTGTTCCGGTAATTGGGAATGTTGTTACGATAGGCGGCGTGGGGCGGATGATCGCCAACTTCTCAACCTCCTCGGACGGACTCTCCTACACCATCGACATCGCCGACCAAACCACCTAAAATGAGCGTTGCAATCGAGAGAGAGCTCGAGGATAGCCTCGCCTCGGCCATCATCATAGCAGGGCTTAATATCACGAAAAGCAACTATGATGGGGAGAGGCTTTTGCCAAGCCTAACGATTGAGGTGGGCATAGGTTCGGAGGAGCTATCCCCCAACTCGGGCGTGTTTAGGTGCGGGGGGACTTTGACCTACTCTGCCCGAGCCGATACAACGACAAGGCAAGAACTAGACTCAACTTGGTTTTCGATTCTCCAAACCTTCTACCAAAGCCCCTCGATTGAAAGCATCCTGACCACCAACGACCTTCAAGTGTTCCAATGCAAGGTGCTTAACGAAACGCCGGGGATAATCAACGATAGGCGTATTTGGACTAAAACGACCACCCTAGACATCCTTTGCTCCTCCAAATGACCTCACCCCAGTTTATCCTAGAAGATGCGTTGGCGGGGCTATTAACGCCGATTTCTGGGCTTAATGTCTATGTTTCCAATAGAAGGGGAGGGCGATTCTTCCCTTATGTGACAATTCGCTCAACGCTAGGGGGTCAGCTTATCATCCCGACTTCGGGCGTGTTCGAGATACCAGTTGAATTGAGTTATGCAGATTCAACCAGCAGAACCACCCAAGCAACCTTTGAGTCTAACTATTTTGAGATATTCCAAGCCTTATACGAGGAAGGCTTAACCTTGGCGGCTAGGATTGAGAACGAGACAACTAGCCTCAAGGTTTATATGGCTAGGATAACTAGCCAAACCCCAACTATCAGAAACGACAAGAGGGCTTGGGTACGAGGTTTAAGCTTGCGAGTTATAGGAACAAGGCTGTTCCCCTACATCGCATCCCTAGATTTTTCAGACCATCGCAACTCGCAATATATCGGAGCCATTTAACAAGGAGGATGAGAATATGGCACTATCAGTATTAGACGGAAATCAATCAGCAACCACCCTTTCTTCAGTAGTAACTGGGGGAGAGCATATCGTAGCCCATAGCGTTGTGAGCCTTGGAAGCAACGCAATCTCGAATATCGCAACCGCAGTTAGCGGAACTACTGTATGCGTTGGCTCAATCTCGATCTCTGGAACGCCTAGCGTTACTGGGTCGGTATCGGTTCTAAACTTCCCGGCCTCTCAATCCGTAACTTTTGGAGCTACAACTGGAAGTGTCTCTATTCTTAATTTGCCATCTACGCAAACCGTCACCTTTGGACTAATCTCTGGAACAGTAACCGCAAATAATTCCACACTAACAAATGTTTTGCAGTATGACGGCTCTCACTATTTCTTAAAGGTTGGTGGTGTCGCAACGACTGGAGGAACAAGTTTCCCTGTTTATGTCGCTGGAACAGTCACAGCTAACCCTACTGGAACACAGACGATTGCGGGGACAGTGACGGCGCGTTTGGGATTTTATCCAACTTATGCCAATGCTGGAGAAAGTTTAGTAATCGATTTAACGGCAGTTAGGGGAAATGATTCCGCCCTTTGGCTTCAAGATGGTGGAGGTAATGTCCCCATCTCTGGCACAGTCACCATCGGCTCTGCCCTCCCCGCTGGCACAAACCGCATCGGCGTGGTTACGATTGGAGCAGGGACAGTTACTCTTGGAGCAGGGACTCAAAAAATTGGATCAGTAACGGCTTTCGGTAGGCGTACAAATTATACTGATGGTATTGAAATTCCAATAGGAATTCAAGGAGATACCGGGTTAGGTTATGGGTATAATGACAACCCATTTATTCCGATTAGAATTATAACTAATCAAACTGCACAATCTCTAGATTTTGTTGGAAACGATACAGGTGGTAAATTGCCTATTTCTGGCACAGTCACAATCGGAAACTCCGTCACAGTCGGCAACAGCGTCACGATTGGCTCTCTCCCTGCGATCTCTGGCACAGTCACCGCCAACACCTTTGCCCTACAGGGCACGGCCGTCACCACCTCTGACTTTACCAGCACCACCGCCTCTACCCTGCTGGCTGGTTACAATGCGACAAGGGAAGTGCTGACGATTTTCAACGAGGGGGCGGGCAACCTTCATATATGTGCAGGGGCAACTTGCACCACCATCGCCTACCAAGTTCGCTTATCAGCAGGGGACTACTACGAAGTGCCCAACCACCAAACGACCATCACCCACTCGGCCGTGTTCGCCACCGCAGGCACGGCCCGGGTGACGGAAGTTAGCTAGGAGGGGAAGATGCCTCTTACTAAAGCCCCAAGCTCTAACAGTTTTAGCATTAAGCCAAATTCTAGTGGCCTAAATTATAGCTTCCAAAAATTTACTGATTTTTTGGATGGCGGAGAAACTGGGACAAATACTGCATCTGTTTATTTAGGAGATAATGGTACAATTATAGAGTCAAGATTTATTACAACTGGAGCGAGAACTGGTAATGATTCTCACTATTCCCCCTCGGCTCAACTTGAACCTGCTATTGGCGTTAGATTCATAAGAACAGCCACAACAATCAATAGTAGGGGTCATTTAGGAATTCAACATAGTGGAACTGTTCCACCCCATTATGATTCAACTGTTTTATATTCTTTACGATGCGCTTTTACATCTGTTTCAGACGTTGTGTTTAGGATGGGAACTTCAGGTAGTTGGACATCAGATTTATGGGCTTCGACTGATTCTGTTGGATTTGAATTAGATACATCTGTATTGGCAAATTTCCAAGCATTAAAAGGAACAAGTGCTGGAGCAATAGTAAGGGAAGATACTGGGATTGTTGCCTCTGCATCAAAAACTTATATTTTTTCTGTTCAACTAATAACAGCAACAAGTTATCGATATAGAATCTTTGAGCAAACTGGGGCAAATGTTGCTCCAACTTCCGTGTACGATCAAACATTAACAGTATCAAATCAAAATGATTGGGCGTTTCAATTTGGAATTAAAACATTAGCAAATGCAGAAAAGGTACTATATCTTGATTGGTTTCTAGCAAAATACGCCAGCGAAATGACCCCCGCATTAAATAATATCCGATTCCCATTTACCTTCTAATGCCCCTCCTCCTCCTCGCCCTCTTGCTCTGCTCCTGCCAGCCGTCACAAAAACCATGCAGTATTGGTGACAATGATGTGCATAGATTTTCGCAAAAAAGCGACACACACCAGACCGATGTGCATAGATTATCCAATTACAGCGACATGAGTGCCGCCGCTGACGCAGGCCGTACCCCCGCCGCTTCCAGCCAAGCCCGACCAGAATCGGGGGGGGTG